ATGGAGCCTGTTACATTAGCTGATCTCGGCAACTTCTTGCAAATGATTATAAGGGCATATGATTCATATTTGTTCTTTGCGTTTGTCCTCATGATGACGTTAAGCGTGGCGCTAGGCGTAAGGCGTCTTTTATTAGGGGTTAAGTCATGAAGTTTGTTGATAAGCTACTAGGATTCTTAAAAAGTGCGTTTGAATGGCTTGGCGATTTATTCACGAATTTCTTTCAGTTCTTGGCGAAACCGTTCGCCTATCTGTTTTATTTCTTAGAAGGCATTTTTTATTTTGTTACAAAGGTTTTTGAGGTTGTCGTGTCCGTCATTATGATTTTTGTTGCTTTGTTTCAGTTCATTTTCTCGCTGTTTGCGGGCGTTCTGAGAACAATAGCAATGTGGTTAGGTGTTTACCCTTCTGGCGGTGTTGCAATGCCGTCAACGACAGGAAAGGCTTTCGAGGTCGTGAGAGATATTCTACAGCCAACGGGAATGCTGACGATTGTTCCGACGGTAGCGACAGCGTTTATCTGGTTTTACTTCATCATAAAAATTATTGGTTTACTTGGCGGTAACGTCACCGTCTCGCCATTCAAGAGGTGATAAATTGAAGGCGCTCATTGATACGATTTTCGCGCCGGTTTTGGCGTGGCTCAATCACATTCATAGCATGATTAGCTCTATGTCGGTGCCCTTGTCTCACCCTGTACCGATACAAAACTTTTTAGGTCCATTCGGTATGCTTGGTCCTGCGTGGAGTCGTTTTGTAGGCACAATCTGTGCACTGGCGTTTATATATGTTGTCGCTTATCTCATTAAGAACGCAACCGGACTATATTTAACATTTAAACAAGCCATAAAGTGGTGGTAAGGAGGAAAAATTGTCATGTCAGTTTTCGAGGTGTTCTTTTCTATAGGTGCAGGAATTGGAATCGGTTTGTTTTTGCTCCTTGTTTTGCCGTCTGTCTTATTGATTAAAAAAGCTTTTAAGTAATTGCCTAATAACATTTAATAAAATATAATAACTATTAACAACTTTTATTAAAAGGAGAAAGAAAAAATGGCTAAAGCCCGTATGTATCAGAATTTTAGAGCCTTAATCATGAATCCAGAAACAGGCACTTTCAGCGCTCAAAAGGTGAAACAGATTGCTGGAGACACTTTGGAGACAGAAGATGATTTATTGCCTTTGGAAGATGCACAAAAGTTTATTAATGAGGAAGATGGTCAAGTTTTTTACATGTACAACCTTGATCTTCCGGCAAAGGTTGAAGCGCAAAAACTTAAGGGATTGCGGCGTTCTACTGCTTTAAACAATCTTTTCAACTACGATAAGCCGAAAGCTTTTGACATGTTCAAGCTGTTGCCGTGGGTTGTCATTATTCTTCTGGTGATCTTCAAATGATTTTCGAAAGTGGTTTTCTGATCTGCTGTATTGCTTTTCTGATTGCCATTAATGTGTATGAAGAGGTGAGAGGTCATAAAGATTTCAAATAGAACGATTGTAGAGCATTATTATTTGAACTTGGCAGCTGTACCTTTTGTTCAGAAAGCAAAGAGATTTCTGTCTGAGTTTTTGATTGATTGTTTGTATCATCTTACTTTTACTGTGATCCTGACAGTATTCTTTTATTTTATTTTGTTTTAAAGTTCGGTTTTAAGCGTTGAAATGAGTTCCTGGGCAGCTGTAAAAGTTCGTGTTTTGCTTTTCCAGGATTGAACCGGCTGTAAAATTCGTTCGTAATTTGGAGGTAATTATATTGTCTGAGAAGGAACAAACTGTACAAGATTTATTTATTGCTGATCTATTAGAGAGTGGCGAAGAAGAAAAGACAAATGAAACTGTTGAATTGATGCACTTTTTCAGAAAGAATTCAGTTCCGATAACAACGGATCAATTGAAAGCTACATTGTTACTTAAAGAAGCCGGACTTGGAGATATTGCCGATTTTGCTTTAGATGCTCGTCAGCACGTAACGCCACAGGACACGTATATGAAAGCCTTGAATAAACTTACATTGGCTGATCGTATCAAGGGTAATGCCAAACTCGGTCATTTGCTTAAGGCGAACGCTAACCCTGCAAATACTGCATTGAAGCCGGAGGACGTACAAGCCAAGTCAATGAATAGAAAGGAAATTGATAAATACTAATGGAAAAATTCGCAGAGACTTTATTTTTGGGTGGTTTTTACTTCTTTATTGCTGTTTTGATGGCTGGTCTTACTATTTTTGTTGCTCATGCTTTTTTTAAGTCGCTTACTAGAAGGGGCTAAAAATAGATGCTGTCATTGATTGTTATTGGAGCGTGGACGTTGTTTGCTTTTATGATTTTATTCTTTCAGTTGTATGAACTTAGAAAGGTTAGAAAGTAGGTTAATTTATGAATGTGATGGTATTTGAGGGCTTTCTCGGATCTGGAAAAACGGCAGGCGCTTCTGTATTCGCGAAAGCTTTTCAGCAAAGATCGGGCTGTTCTTTGTATAGCAATTACGGACTGCAAGGGTCAAAACCTTTTACAAAGCTAGATGATTTCAAAGATATTGCTGTTCAGCCTTCATCTATTTTGGTTCTTGATGAATCTCATATGGATTTGGACGCTCGAAGCTTTTCGAGTAACCATGTGAAATTCTTTACACAGATTTCATATTACTTGCGGAAACTGCGCTGTACTATGATTCTTACATCGCCGAATTTTGAGGACTTGGATAGCCGTATAAGAGGTATCACAAACATTCTTGTACAGGTAGAAAAAAGAAACGGTTATTTCTTCTACCGTCTGCATGATTGGCAGTCAAATAGATATTTGAAGACATATAGATTTAAGCAGCGGTATCTTGAACAATACGGGAATCAAGTATTTGATACAACCAAGATGGTAACGCCGATAGATATTCCAGATAAGAAAGGCGATTTTAAAGACTTTTTGGAGGAATTAAAACGGATCTCCGAAAATTACATGGTTAGTGCGGCACGACAAACGCCTCTGGCGGTTGGCGTGTAGCGAATAAGCGAAGGAGTGATTTATTATGCCAAATCCTTATATAAAAGCCGATTCATTTCTAGAGATCAATCAAGCTTTTGCCAATCTTATGAGTGTGAGAAATAAGTGTGAGACATATAAGAGTATGATAACGGAGGATTACAAGCGATCACGAGTTCAAACGTGTGTGTATGTGTCATTCTCGCAGTATTTTGATGAAATGAAAAATGAAGTTGATGCGGCTCTTGAAACGATTAAAAAACATGCTTCATTTGTCGCTAGAAAGGCGGGAACGATAAATGAAGTCTGTTAAGAGTAAGCAAGTTAAAAAACAGATAGAGCAGTGTTTAAAGGCTAATAAAGAGGTTGTTGCATTTTTAGAGCATTTACAGGCTAATTATTCTTTTTCGGATCAAGAGAAAAAAGGGCTGTCTGATTGTTGTACTCATGTCTTGAATATGTCATTTGTTTTCGAGCAAATGAAAAAAAGTGTATGAATCATGGTTTGACTTTGGTTCATAACCTCAATTAGTATTTATGTAAGATTAATAAATATTATGACGAGGTGCTTTTTTTTATGTCGAAAAAATATTTAGCTTTAAATACTCACATGATTTCGGATCAAGAGATATTTGATCAATTTGAAAAGATTACAGAATATCTCCAAAAGCAGAATGATCTTTTCTTTCCGAATCGTAAATTGTCGAAAATTGACGTATATAACTTTGTTGTCTCTTATGCTTACAAAAATTTAGTCAAAGAAGGTCAAATAAAATCAGAAGAAAAGTGAATACTGTATATACAGTGTATATACAGTGTATATACACTGTGTTATAATTGAGTTATCGAAGAAAGGGTGACTCACATTGAAAGAGAAAAAAGGAAATACTCCTGTTACTCCTGTCCGGTTTACGGATGCTGATAAAACGTTCATGAAAGATATTATTGATCATTACAACAACGATAAGGGGCAGTATCCACCTTTTGATAGAACGTCATTACTGCGCTATTTAATTAGACAGGAGCATGAAAAAATCTTTTCTTAA